CTCACCCGCGATAGCGAGAACGGGATGCACGTTTGCGCCGACTTTCCTTTGCAGGTTATGCGCGAGCGCAATACAGGCAAGAGCTTGGTTGCTAGCTGGCGGATTGTGGTCGATAGCTCACACAGAGACAAAGATACCGTTCGCCAACTTATACGAGCTTGCTTATATCGTGGGGTAGCTTTGGGGGTTGAGACTTGGCTTTACTCGTTTCACCCCAAACACGCGCTAGCTTACATGCGCTTTCTCAATGCGGAGGTTATCGGGTTTAGCGAGAGCACGGACGGCTTACATAACGCGCCCGCGCTTCTCTTGAGGGGTTACACAAAGGATATTCCGAAGTGGTGGTTTTTTGAGCACTAAAGCACAGCACGACGAAGAACTAGGAGAAGGCTTCCAAGTTATACGGCTGCATTATTCCGCCGATCCTGAGAAAGATGAGAAGTGGGCGAACAAGGTTAAGACTGAGTATCCCACTGAAGACTTTGACCGCGAGTTTGAGCTAAAGCCGGTCGGCTTAAAAGACGTGCGCCCTGTCTTCGGGGATTACAAGAAAGCCCTGCACGAAGACGAAAACTTGCTTTGGCGTCCTAGCGCTGGCCGGCTCATCTATCGTGGATGGGACTTTGGCAAGATTCACCCCGCCTGCGAGTTCATGCAGGTTATCGACTTGCAGCGTAACTTCATCGGCGAAGTCGCGCCCGATAATATCATGGAAGAGCAATTTGTGCAGCTTGTGTTGTCGTACTCGGCAACCAACTTCCCCAACTGCACGTTTATAGATTGGGTGGACGTAAGCGGGCGTAATGAAGATCGCTGGGGCAACAGCTCCATGAAGACCTTACGCGCTTACGGTATTCATCCACGTGGCAAAGATCAGCACATAGAGAACGGCATTCTCGAAATGTGTAAGGGCATGGTGATGATGACGGGCGGGCGTCCATACATCGTGGTTAATCCCAAGAAGTGCACGCGCCTGATTGCAGCCTTTCGCGGCGGCTACAAGCGCAATAAGAACGGCGAGATTATGAAAGACGGCATCCACGATCATTACGTAGACGCAGCTCGCTATGTGTACATGGGCGCTACAGCAGACACAAGCAAGAATTGGAACAGCATTAGAGACAAGATGAAACAACAATATGGCAAGTATCCTAAGCAGGGCAGGGAGCTTAGACGATGATCTCTAAAGCTTACGGAAACTATATTGAATACTATAGGCATGTAAGAACTTTAAGGTTTTATCATATTTGGTGGAACAAGACTAATGGCTGGGTATCTTGGCGTACAAGTAACTATGTAAGGCCAGTTTTCTTTGTCTGCGATTACTTGCATGGGGTTATTACTTGTACTGCACAGCCTGCTTGTGTGAAATCACAGAGCTAGAGACTTGCGCCGTGTGTAATGAGCCCGAAAACCTCACAAGCGGAGACTATCGACCACGACGAAGCTCTAGGTCTGATAGCAGATCAGCTTTATCACGCAAGCGAAGACATACAGTTTTTTGCGAGCTTCGTAAAAACCCACGACAGCCACGCTAAAGGCGAGCGGATACAGCCTTTCCCCGTAGAGAAGAAGTACATAAGCAAGCTTCTCAAGCTCGGTGCTAAGCTTCCTCGGTTAGCTGTCTATAAGTCACGGCAGATGCTTGTGACTTGGATCATGTGCATTGTTTGTCTATGGGAAGCTTTATTCAAAGCCGGCAGCGTCATCGCGCTTATCTCGCTCAAAGAAGAAGACGCCGGCAAGCTTATAGGCCGCATAAAAGTCATCTACGATCATCTGCCGGAACATTGGAAGCCATTTCTTCCTCCGGTGAAGTTCTACAGGGGCAAGAAGGGCATCATCCTGCGAATGATCGTTGAGCATTCTGTAAACGGAGAGCCGGATAGCACGATTGAGGCTTTCCCGCAGAATGGCAATCCGGGCCGAGGTGAAACTCTCTCGCTGGTTTACTGGGATGAGTGCGGCGAGTGTGACGATGTTGAGTGCAGGAATATGTACGCTTCCCTGCGGCCTACGTTGGAAAATGGCGGGCGTTTGATTTTCTCGTCAACGCCTCCGCGAGATCCAGAGCATTTCTACGAGCAGCTTTGTACAGGCCAGTATTTCGGAGACTAACCATGAAGCACGATTGCTCAGGTGAGTTTTATCTTTGGAACGATAACGGTGTGTGGCGGTTTGATACTGACGACGGTCTAACTGGGCCGAGAATATATTTTTGTCCGTTTTGCGGAGAGAAGTTAGAAGATGAAAAAGCATCCGGGCTTTAAAGCCGTGCAAAAACAAATCGAGGGCGAAGGTTATTCGCCCGAAGCAGCGGGAGCAATCCTAGCCAGCAAAACTAGAAACGCTAGTCCTGCGGCTAAGAAGAAAAATCCGAGGCTTAAAAAAGTTAAAGGGTTTAACCGCAGTAGGAGCTTATAGGAGGAAAGATGAAACGTGCATCAGTTATTTCTATCTTGTGTGGTGCTCTTTTGGCAATCAGTGGTTGCTCTGCTGATCTTGCTTCGCTGCATCAGGCGGACGGGCCTGTTGCTTTGGTCGAAGCTCTCCAGAAAATCACGGTAGCCGACCTCGACGCGGCGACTGCGCGAGCTGTCGCTGGCGGCGATCAGATGGGTGCTCAGTGCTACCCGGTGCTCAAGAAGTATGTTGAGCAAGGCTTGCCGGGCGTGCAGAAGTTTGCCGGCTTTGTTGACGCTTTCGAGGCTGCTCGACTTGGCCGCAAGCAGTTTAGCTCAGGCGTGCCGGATGACCTTCGTATTGCGTGTGCACCCTTGCTTATGGACGAGCGCGAGTTTGGCTTGCGTGTGGCTGCGATGGCCGGCGCTGCTGGCGCGGCTGGTGGTAATCCGGTTGCCGCAGGCATCGTTAGCAAGGTGCTTCGTTAATGGAGTGGTGGAAGGCTAACGGAGACAAGATTCTCCGCACGATCATTCACGGCGGTTTGATGGCTGGCGCGATCTATATTGGCACTCATCCTGAGTTCGCCATGTATGCGCCGGTGCTTCAGTACTTCGGTAGCGCGATTGATTCCCCCAGAGGATAGATGCCCACACCTTACGAACAGCAAGAGCCTAGCGCCCCTCTCTCCGGGGTCGATCCTGTAGAGCTTAAAAACTACGCCACAAATGACAGCGTGGTTTCTGACATTAAGAAAAAGCTCTCTATCTGCCAGAAGGCTAGAGATAACCGCTCCTCGAAAGTTGAGCGGGACTGGGAACGCTACCGCGATGTTTATAACATGCGGCGCACGCAGTCTTACTATGACGGCAGAAGCAAGCTCTTTCTTGGCGTCCTGAAAGACGCTGTAGATACGCTTACGCGCATTGCGAAAGATAGCATTCTTGCTGACCCGTATATTTCTGTTGAAACAGATATACCACGGTGGAAAGAGGTAGGCGTACCGTTCTACCGCAGTCTGTTGGAAGATCAAGCCAACATTCGCGGCAAGATGAGCATGTTCTTGCGACAGCTCTACATTATCGGCACGTCTTGCTTCAAGTTTTCCTGGCGCGATGTTCCCCGGCAGATCAAATATCGTGAGGGCGACGATAGAGAAATCAAAACTCGCACGCAGTATGAGTGCTACGGTCCTAATCTTGAAGTTGTCGATATGTCCCACGTCTATGTGTGGCCTGAGACAGCTACAGACTACAACAGCCTGCGTATGGTGTGGGAAGACAGCACGACCAACTTTGACAAGCTGCGCGTTAAGGCTAAGCAGGGCTGGTACTCGTCAGAGGCGGTCGAGAGGGTTATTTCTAAGCGTGAGAAAGACCTAGAAGAGAAAAAGAAGTCCACTTCTCAAAAAGCTAAAGAGACAGGGCAGACCGACGACCTAGCAGACGATGAGTTAGACATAGTTGACTTGTGGGTGCGTTATCGCTTGCCTGAAGTTGACGACGCTACAGACGAAGACTGGGTATGGGTGACGTACTGCGGTGAGGAAATCTTGCGCGTGCAGGAAAATCCGTGGTGGTTTCAGACTCCGCCCTACCTCTTCGGCGCTATTTTCCGAGAGCATGACTACTTCTACGGGCACGGTACGGTAGAAGGTTTGGAAATGTGGCAGTACATGACCAACGATCTAGTCAATCAGACTATGGACGCTGGCACGTACTCGCTCAACCCTATCACCATCATTGATCCGAATCAGGTTGACGATCCTGACATGTACCAGTTTGAGCCAATGGCTAAGTGGCTCGCTGCTCCTGACGCGATTAAGTTTGAGCGCCCGCCTGCACAGATGAGTTTAGAGGGCCTGAATATGGTCAGGTTCCTCATCAACATCATGCAGGAGCATTCTAAGGCGAATGCGATTGTCTCCGGTGCTCCGCGCGAAGGTCTGGGGCGTGCCGTAGGCACGGCCACAGGTGTTTCTCAGCTAGCCGCCTCCGGTAACTCTGCGATCATTGACCAAGTTGAAGAGCTGGAGCCTCAAGTGCTCACGCCTTTGCTGAAGATGACCGAGACAGCCGCTCATCAATTCATGGATGCTAACGTAGCAATCCGCATGATGGGGCCTGATGGTGTGGTTGTCACGCAGGCAGTCATAGAGCCGCAGGATTTGAAGCTCTCTAATGACATTCGCTGGGTTGCCAGCACGCGCTTGCGGCAGAAATTGAGCAAGTCACAGCAGTTTCTCAACCTGCTTAACATCGCAATCGGGATTCCGCAGGACGTGCAGCGCTCGCAGGGCTTCAGAATCAAGTACAAAGAGCTTTTTGTGGACGCGGCTAACGGCCTTACGGACGATAACGCTGAGAAGTACGTCGAAGACCTCACGGTTAGCTTGCCGGGTATCCCCCCAGAGCTTGAAGAAGAGTTTACAAACGCAGGCAGGCCGATTGAGGCGGCAGTGGGTGAGACTATTCAGTACCATCTAGCCCATATACAAGCTCATATGGCCATGCCGATGCCGGGTAGCGAGCTTGCTAAGCTTCGTAAGATGGAGCTTATACGGTCGCATCAGTCTAGGATTGAAGATTTGCAGCAACAGCAACTCTTAGCAGCCCAGGAAGCACAAGAACAGACTAGCGGTGTTCCTGGTGGCACAAACAGAGGGCCTGTTGGCGGTGTTACGCCGCCTGTTCGTCCGCAAGAGGCCCCGCAGTACAACACTGAGGGGGCCGCTAGTCAAGGAATCCTCTCACAAGGTCAATAATGGTTAATATCAAAGACCTTACCGACGAAGAAGAGCTAGCTTTGCTTGAAGAGGGTATAAAAACTCGCTTTTGGGCTTATATAGCAGCTAAATCCACGCACTTATACTTCACTACTACTGGTGTAGTTCTTCAGCAGAAGTCAGAGCACAGAGAATGGCTGGCAGGCAAGGCTAGCGGGATAAAGACCGTTACAACCATGCCGGAAGAGCGCATTCGGTTGTTGAAAACCAAGATCAGTCAGAAAAAGAGTGAGTAAGCTAGCTTTGTGCTTAGCCGCCTGCGCGGTTTTGGTGTTCGGGCTAGGTAAGCTCGCTCTTATAGCAGTTTTAGCGGTTTATGTGCGCGGCTGTCTTAGATGACGGGCGGCTGTGAGGCTACAGTTTAGCGCCGCGCTCCAGTTGCAATATACGTTTTAGGGTATTGTGCCAACTTATACGTTTACACGCATAAACCTTACAGTAAGTGTAAGGAATTTGTTTTTATTTCATCACGACCCCGCAAGTAGCCGCGTAGTAGCGGGGGTAGATGTAAAAGGAGGTTAATGTGGCAGACGATGCAGTAGAGATCGAAGGGCAAATTCAAGACACGCCTGACGATCAACCAACGGCGGAAAACGCGACTGAAGAAGTCGAAGCAGGTTCGCCTCCTGTGCAGCAAGAAGACTGGCAAGGCAAGTATCGGGAAACTGAAGCTAAGCTTATTCGCCAGGAAGAGCGCAGCCGTTATTTAGAAGAGAATAACCGGCTGTTTCAAGAGTACGCTAGGCAGCGCCAGACTCCTCAGCAGCAGGAGGTTTCACTATCTCCTGAGCTTTCAGAGCTGGACAAGACCCTTGACCCGCTGTTTTCTAAGCGGCTTAAGACACACCTAGATCCTCTCAATAACCATCTAGCTAGCGCCTTGGACGGCAACGATGCGTTGAAGTTTGAGATGTACCTGATGCGGAATCACCCCGACGTGCTGGACAGCGAAGACGGCATGAACAAGGTGTTCCAACAGGTGGAGCAAGTTAGACGGCAAGCTGCTGATGTTTACGGCAAGTACCTCTCTCGTGTAGATGCGTTTCTCTATGTCCAAGGACTAGAGGGCGTGCGCGAGAAGAGCAAAGCTCGACAAAGCAAAAAGCAGACGCAGGTTAAAGAGGAAGCGAAG